CCGTCCGGGAAGTCGAGTCTGAAGCCAGTCTCATCGTTGTCGATGAGCAGCTGACGCAGACCGCTGTGGCTCGCGAGGTTGCGGTTGAAGAACACCGGCACCGTGATTGCCTCACGGCGCAGGATGCCCATGATCCAGTTGTCGATGTCTCGGTTGTGCACCGAGGCGTCGAACTCGTTGCGCATCAGGCCTGGCGGCGTGATGTCTCCGAGTTCTCCGACTTCAATGAACGCGCCGCCTGGAGTCGGCTGGAACGACAGTACCGTTCCGTGGGAAGAGATCGCATCAGTAGCCATAGCAGTTCACCTCTGTGAGAACGTCGGCCCCTTATGGGGTGACGACGGTCTGGTTACGAACACCAACCAGGACGGCGTATGCCGCCCGGCACATCGCTTCTGCTGCTGCTGCTGACGCCGCGCGCACTGTGATCTGCGCCGACGGTCTCTCGTAGGACGGGCCGCTCGTGTCGTTCTGCGTCCGTAGCCCGATCGCGCCGCCCGTGGCGTTGATCTGCAGATACGGTCCGTCGCCCGGCGGTATGACCGCTTTCGACGTGATGAAGATGTTAGCGCCGAATACGCCCACACCTGCGCTGACGAGCAGCTTCACCAGTTCTGTCAGGAACGTGGCGCTCGGCTGCTTCGTCGCAACGATGTTGAACGTCCACATGGCGCGACTCTGGCCGTCCAGCACGCCGCTGTCGAACGGCGGCTGCTGGTCTTGTATGTCGAGATACCATGTGGTCGCCATTCTACAGCTTCTCCAAGTTCAGATCCCGTGCGAGCTGCTGCGGCAGCGTTGGGATCGCCGCCATCAGCGGCCTCTCCAGATACTTCGGGCCGGTACCGCTCGGCGAGAACTTCACCTGCACACCCTGCCACGATGGCGGCGAATACTTCGACGGGTGCTCGTGCACGGCCAGCGCGTAAGCCATGGACGCGTCGCCGTAGCTCAGCTCAACGGTGCACCTCCTCCCGACGTATTCAGGCGGGTGCACCTTGCCGCTCGACTTCAGCGGTCCCAGATCGACAGGCACGTAGCGCTCCTTCGAGACCGCCATGATCTTCTGCGCCTGACGGTAGAGCGCAGCGCCGACGACAGTCGTGCCTAACTTGTCAGCGATGCGCTGCAAGTTCTGCACGATGTATCGGCCCTTGCTGTCCCGACCAGGCTTGGGAGGCATCTACGCCTCCTGCCCTGCTTCGAACGCAGCTGCGACGCGCTGAGCGAAGGCCGCCACCTCTGGCCCTTCGTCTTCAGCTGCGTCGCGCAACAGCTGCGCCATCTCGTGACGCAGCCCAGACAGTATCTCTGGCGCGTCTGCGAGACGCACGACCAGCTCTCCACGCACGGTGCGACGTTCTGGCTCGTCGCTCACGTCGTCTCCTCCAGCACCGGCTGCAGCACACCGCCCGCGCGTCGACTGACGAGCGCGTTCTCGACAGCAGCCAACACGCCCTGTCCGATCGCCGGCCATCTGAACTCTGGGCGGTTCACGAGCGCCAGTCCGCGCGCACGCGCGTCGCCGTAGAAGTCAGCGTCACGATACAGACGATCGAGCGCAGCGACGTTGTCGGCCTTGTTCGGCACGCCGCCGATGACAGCGATCTTCGCGCCGCTCATCGGTGCGAACGAGTTGATCGTGCCAGCAATGTCACCGCAGGGTGAGAACACCGCTGCGTCCTTGGCCCAGTCTGCGAGCGCTGACCACTCTGGCACCACGCATGGCACGCCGCATGCCATCGACTCCATCACTGGTAGGCCCCAGCCTTCGCCCTGTGTCGTAGTGAAGTAGACGTCGAGCGAGTTGTAGACGCCCGCCTGCGTCGTCTCAGGCAGCGTGCGGTACAACGCCGGCGTCACCAGCAACATGCGCGACTCCAGACGCTCGTAGCGCATCAGGCTCGCGACGTCGTAGGCGGCTTCTCCTGTCGGCGCCGTCTGCACGTAGAGATACGCGTCGTCGATGCCGCGTAGCTTGACCCACTCTGCGAAGTGACGCACCAGCAGGTCGAGCCGCTTGCGTGGCTGATTGCGCGCCACGCAGCCGACGATGAACTTGTCGTGCACCTCTGGTGGCAATCCGATCGCTACGCGCGCTTGCTGCTTGTCGATCGGCTTGTAGATGTCGAGGTCAACGCCGAGCGGCACCACGCAGGACGGGCCCGTGTAGCCACCAATACGCGCCTCTTGCTCTGACCACTTCGTCCACCACACCGCCATAGCCAGCTCGTTGAGATAGTCGCAGCGGCAGTTCTTGCCGTCGATCGGCATGATGGCGACGACTGGGATCTTGCCAGACTCGCGCAGCCAGTTCTGCACGTGCCATGGATCGTGCTGCGCCAGCACGACGTCAGGCTGCACGATGCGCAGCACTTCAGGCACGCCCTTGCTGATCGGGTAGACGTCATAGGGCATCGACTCGCGGTTGTATGGACAACCGTCGTAGGTCGTGCCGACTACGTGCACGTCGAAGCGCGTCTGCAGCTCCTTGATGATGTGGAACGCTGCGCGTCCGAACCCGGTCCACGCTGTCGTCGGACTGTCGCCAATCCAGAGCAGTCGTCGCTTGCGCTCAGTCGCCAGCCTGATCGTGCGATGCACCGGCGCAGGCGGTGCGACGACAACGCGCGGCGACAGCGCATTGTCAGCTGCGCACGCGTTGTGCAGCGCCTGCCAGTAGCCGACAGCCAGCCGCTCCCAGTCGTAGCGCAGCGTCACCTCGTTCAGCTCCTGCACTGCGACCTGTCGCGGCTGATGCGACATCACCGTGGCGAGTTGATTCACGAGCGCTTCGCCGGTGAGTTCAGGGACGTAGACCGCGTGGTCACCGAACGATGCGCGATTGGCGTCTGTGTCGAAGCAGATCGGGCGCGCGCCACAGGCGAGACCCTCAAGCACTGGCAGCTCGAAGCCTTCCTTGTAGCGCAGACCGGACACCCATTGTGCGCGGCTGTAGAGCGCAGCCAGCTCGTTGTCAGTCAGTGGTCCGACAGCGCTCATCCCTGGCGACGTGCGCGCGTCCATGCCTTCGACGTCGAACGGACCGACGTGCACGACAGTCAGTCCGGCGCGCAGTGCTGCGGCAGCAGCTTCTTCGATCGCTTCGTCGAAGTTGTTGCTGCCGCTCGTGACGATGCCGACGTCACGTGCTCCACCAGATGGGCGGAAGACAGCCGTGTCAACGCCGAACGGCGCGAGGTAGAGATGCGCAGCGTGATTGAGCGCAGCGACACTGATCGATACAGGACTCCAGATAGCCAGCGCCTTCGACCACAGCGCTTCCCATGGATTGAAGCCCTGCGGCACCACGATCGGCGCACGTCCACCCTGTCGGTGCTCGTGCTGCTGCGCGTGCTGGATGATCGCGTAGCGTGGCGCCTTGACGCCGCGGCGCGCGTCCAGCGAGACGACCTGCAGCACCTGGAGGTCAGCCTGCGCGACGTCTTGAACGATGCGCGCCCACGGCGGCGCTGTGGCGGTGAGCGCTTGCGCGATGCGCACCTGCTTGAGCCTGCTGAGATCTCGGTCGATGTAGACGCTGATCATGCTGGCTGCTCCTGCTGCTTCTGTGTGTCGACCGGCTGCTGGAAGATGGCCTGATCGATGGCGGTCAGCATCGACTTACCGATCGAGGGCCATCTGTATTCCGGGCGCTTCACCAGCTGCAGTCCGTCGGCGACGTGCTGCGCGCGGACGTCCTTGTTGCGATACATCTGGTCGAGTGCAACGCAGAACAGACGACGGTCTGCGATGCCGCCGATGACGTTCACAGCCTGCGGCGTTGCGGCGGTGCTGCTGCACGACACGAGCATCGCCGCGGTGGCCCATTCCTCCAACGCGCTCCAGCGAGGCACGATCTGCGGTACTCCACACGCCATGCCTTCCATCTGCGGCAACCCCCAGCCCTCGCCCTGCGTGGTGCTGATCATGGCGTCGAAGACGTTGTAGACGCGCGCCATGACCTGCTCCGGCACGCCCTGCTGGTCGCTGACAGGCGCTGGCATGATG